GGAGGGTGTAGTAAAAAACGCCAAAGGCCCAGCAGAACGAGCCAAGGCATCCCTTAAAAACTGGAACTGTTAAAGGAACATCATGTCAAACTCAGTAGCAACAGGCGTAGCCTACCAAGACCCCGAATTTACAACCTGCTATGCAAGCGCAGAGATTGGTTACTCAGCAGCTGGACAAGGCGCTGTGACCCAGTTGACAGATAAGTCTACAGGCGTGACTTTAAACAAATCTGCTGGTCGCATCACAATGAATAACGCTGCTTTGGCTGGAGCCACTGCTGTGTCGTTTATCCTGACCAACAGCTTGATTTCAATCAATGACACGATCATTGTGTGCGTGTCTAGCAACACCACTGGTAGTGCTGCTGGCGCTTATACGACCTATGTTTCTTACTTGGCTGCTGGTTCTGCTTTGATTACATTGCGTAACTTGACCGCATCGACTTCTTATTCTGAAGCCGTGATCATTAACTTTTCAATCATTCACGGTGCATCGTAATGCCTTTAATTGCATCAATGACGCCAAAGGCATTGAAGGCCAACATTAAGGCAGAGATAGAAGCAGGCAAGCCGCCTAAACAAGCGGTTGCCATTGCTTACTCTGTAAAGCGTGAAGCCGAGAAAAAAGCCAAACCAAAGCCCAAAAAGTGAAAATAACCCAAAAGAAAGTCACAGAGCTAATTCCTTATGTAAACAACAGCCGCACCCACTCAGATGAACAAGTGGCACAGATCGCGGCAAGCATCAAAGAATTTGGCTGGACTAACCCAATCCTGGTAGATGGATCAAACGGCATCATTGCTGGGCATGGTCGCCTCATGGCTGCGCGTAAGTTGGGCTTTAAAGAAGTACCTACCATCGAGCTGGCAGATCTGACCGACACGCAGCGTAAGGCATACATCATTGCTGACAACCGCCTTGCCCTGAACGCAGGGTGGGACAATGAAATGCTCACCATCGAGTTGAACGACTTGCTGGCAGACGGGTTTGCGTTAGAAATCTTGGGTTTTGACACCAAAGAACTAGACGCACTGCTAGAGCCTGAAGTTGTGGAAGGGTTGACAGACGAGGATGCCGTTCCTGATATGCCTGAAGAGCCAATTACTAAGCTGGGCGACATTTACCAATTGGGCAAGCACCGCCTAATGTGTGGTGATTCAACATTTATTGATGATGTTGAAAAATTGATGCAAGGAACATATCCAGATCTTGTTCATACAGATCCACCTTATGGCATGAACGCTGTAAGCAAATCGTCAGTATTAAAAAAGAATTACAAAATTGATATTCTTGGTGATGACACGCCTGATGCGGCAAAGGATGCCTTTAATCTGATTTATGGTCTGTATCCTGAGGCTAAACACATTTGGTGGGGAGCAAATTACTATTGTTCCGCATTACCAGATAGTGAATGTTGGCTTGTATGGGATAAGAACAATGGTCAATCTGACCAAACAGATTGTGAGCTTGCATGGGCAAATTTCCGCAGTGTTGTTCGCCAGTTTACACAAGCGTCAGAAAAGACCAACCGTGTTCACCCAACACAAAAGCCCGTGTCGCTTATGGAATGGATTATCAAGCGGTTTAAATTGTCATCTAAGACAATTGCTGATTTCTTTGGTGGATCTGGTAGCACATTAATTGCCGCAGAAAAGCATGGAATTCAAGCATTCATAATGGAATTCGACCCTAAATTCTGCGATGTTATTGTAAAGCGTTGGGAAGATTTCACAGGAAAGAAAGCCATTCTTTTGACACAAACTGTAGAAACTGCTTAAAATTTAAGCGAGTTCCCCCATATAAAAGATGCCAGTAATTCCACAAGAGGCTCATAAGCCAACCGATGAGAGTAAAAGGCTGGTTGAATCCAGCAGCGGGTTAGGCTTGCCGCACGAATCTATTGCCGTTTTGGTGGGTATTGATGACAAGACCCTCCGCAAGTATTACCGCCATGAATTAGACATGGGAAAGGCCAAAGCCAACGGGCAGATTGCTAAGACGTTATTTCAAAAGGCCACCGCAGGTGATACGACAAGCCTGATCTGGTGGACTAAAAGCCAAATGCGCTGGTCTGAAACGGTTAAGGCCGAAGTCACAGGCGCAGATGGTGAGCCACTTCAGGGCATCCAGGTCACCTTTGTAAAGCCAAATGAGTGAAGTTCAAAACGCTATTGCAAGGGCAGAATTCCCTGTAAAGCTGGAAGGTCTGTTTAAGAAAAGCCGCTACAAGGTGGCCTATGGCGGCAGGGGCGGCGCTAAGTCTTGGGGAATAGCCAGGGCGTTGCTAATACTTGGCGCAAAAAGCCCTTTGCGGATCTTGTGCGCGAGGGAGTTTATGACCTCTATGCGGGATTCGGTGCATAAGCTGCTTTGCGACCAGATAGAGGCACTTAGCTTGTTTGGCTTTTATGAGATAACGCAGGCCAGCATCAAGGGTAAGAACGGAACAGAGTTTTCATTTGTTGGCCTGAAAAACAACATTGCCAATGTCAAGTCTTATGAAGGCGTGGACATTTGTTGGGTGGAAGAAGCTCAAACGGTGAGCCGACTTAGTTGGAATGTGCTTATCCCGACCATTCGCAAAGAGGGCAGCGAGATATGGGTTTCGTTTAACCCTGAGTTGGAAACAGACGAGACTTACCAGCGTTTTGTCGCAATTCCCCCAGCAGACTGCATCACCATGAAAGTTAACTGGTCGGACAACCCTTGGTTTCCCGAAACGCTCAAACTTGAGAAAGATTCTCTCAAGGTAAGGGATGAAGAAGCCTACAACCAGGTCTGGGAAGGATTATGCCGCCAAACAGTGGACGGGGCTATCTTTGCCAAAGAGATGCAGCAGGCCGAGAAGGAAGGGCGCATCTGCCGAGTGGCGTATGACGCAACAAAGCCCGTACACGCTGTTTTTGATTTAGGATGGTCTGACAGTACAGCCATCTGGTTTTTGCAGTTTGTAGGCATGGAAACAAGGCTCATTCGGTACATTGAGGACAGCCAGAAGACGATTAGTTATTACCTGGCTACCATGCAGACATTTGGGTATGTGTACGACACCATTTGGCTTCCGCACGATGCAGAGAACAAGACATTGGCAGCAGCTGGTCGCACCATTGATGACATCGTAAGGGCGGCAGGCTACAAGACTAGGATCATGCCAAGAGTGCCAATTCTTGATTCGATAAATGCCGCTAGGACAATTTTCCCGACCTGTTACTTTGATAGGGAACAAACTGCGGATGGCTTGGCCTGCCTAAGACATTATCGATACGAGGTTGACCCTGACACAGGGCAGTTCAGCCGAAACCCCTTGCATGATCACTATTCACACGGGGCAGACGCATTTAGATACATTGCTCTTATGATAAAAGAACCTGTTAAACCCAAAAAGTCAGCACAGATTGCCACTGTTGGCAATTGGATGGGATAATGAAGCACGAAATAAAGGGCTGAACATGGCTTACCAAGACGAAACAGGCAATAAAGACAAGATCAACGATGCCATTAAATTTTGGCGTTTGGTCAACGATTCCGACTCCAATAATCGGGCAGAAGCCCTGAATGACATTAAGTTTGCCGCTGGTGATCAATGGCCTGTGGAGATTCAGAACAGCCGAAACCTTGAATCGCGTCCATGCCTGACGATCAACAAGATTGATGCCTACATTCGCCAGGTGACCAATCAGCAGCGGATGCAGCGCCCCCGCATCAAGGTTCACCCTGTTAATAACCTGGCTGATTACAAGATTGCCCAAGTTATCGAGGGCATTACCCGCCACATCGAGGTGAATTCAAACGCTGATACTGCCTACGACACCGCATTTGACTATGCCGTTCGCATGGGATGGGGCTATTGGCGCGTCAACACACGATATGTGAGCGAGGATTCCTTTGACCAAGAAATCTTCATCGACACCATCGACAACCCGTTTACGGTCTATTTTGATCCTAATTCCATCCTTCCTGATGGCTCAGACGCAGAACGCTGCCTGATAACCACAGTGATGGACAAGAAGGTTTTTAAAGAATACTACCCAGACGCTGATGATGGTGCTAACTTCCAACAACGGTCTACTGGTGATGACACAGCTGCATGGATCACCAAAGAGGACATTCGGATTGCAGAATTCTTTTATGTTGAGCGTGAACGAGCCAAACTGTATTTGCTGAGTGATGGCACTTCAGGCTTTGCGGACTCAGAAAACTTTTTTGCCCGTGTAGAGGCATCTGGTTTGACCGTGGTGGATGAGCGTGATAGCTTCCGCAAAGTAGTCAAATGGATGAAATGCACCTCATTAGAGATTCTTGAAGAAAAGACAATGGCGGGTAAATACATCCCCGTTGTGCCGTGTTATGGCGCTCAAGTGATCATTGACGATAAGCGCAAGAAATACGGCCTGGTGCGGTTTGCTAAAGACCCGCAACGGATGTACAACTTCTGGCGCACCAGCATGACCGAAAGCGTAGCCTTGGCTCCCAAAGCCAAATGGTTGCTTGCTGAAGGCCAGGACGAAGGTCACGAAAACGAATGGGCGCAAGCCAACATCAAGTCAAGCCCCGTACTGCGGTACAAGCAAAAAGACATCGAGGGCGTACCAGCACCCGCACCAGTTCGACTACAGCCAGAGCCGCCACCTATGGGCATCATGGAAGCCGCTGGCGCTATTTCGGCTGACTTGCAGATGGTTTTGGGTGTACTTGATCCAAACCAGCTGCCAAGCGGAAACATTTCAGGCAAGGCATTACAAGGCCAACAAAATCAGGTTGACCTGTCAAACTTCCATTACTACGATAACTTGACCCGTTCAATCCGGCATACGGGCAAAATTATTTTGGATTTAATTCCCAAGATTTACGACACGCAAAGAGTGATGCGGATTATTGGCTCTGATGGTCAGCCCGACATGACCACCATTAACGAGCAAAACGAGATTGGCGAAGTGCTGAATGATGTGACCGTTGGTGAATACGACGTGGTGATGGACACAGGCCCAGGCTTCCAAACCAAACGCCAGCAGGCGGTTGAAAGCATGATGCCGCTAATGACGGGCAACCCTGAGTTGTTTAACATTGCTGGTGATTTGGTCTTCAGAAACATGGACTTCCCTGGTGCTGATGTAATTGCAGATCGTCTGGCTGCGATGAATCCGATGGCTAATATTGACGAAAAATCAGAAATACCACCGCAAGTTCAAATGCAGTTGGCTCAGTCTAAACAGGCCATTGAGCAGCTGCAACAGCAATTGCAGGCGGCTGGTTTAGAGATTAATAACAGGGCGCAGGTGGCTCAGATTCGTGAAGAAGGCGCAACCAAACGCAAACTCTTAGAAGTTACTGCTAAGGCGCACAACACCGAGACAATGGCAGAGGTCAAGGTCAACGATCAAAACACCCGCAGCATTACTAGCCAGAACAAGACTGAAATTGATGCCTTGGTAAAAATGCTTATTGCAAGAATGTCGCCAAATCAATTATTGGCTGAGATTGACCGCCTAAATGCAGAACAGCAACAATATGCGATGGCGGCAGCAGCTGATATTAGCCAAGGTGCTAGTCCATTTACACAGCCAATGCAACAATAATTGACAAACTAGAAATTAGGGTAAATAATTACCAAAACCTTACCAGTGAGGCTCATTGGGAAAATTCTTTGAGGAAACTCAATGTCAGAAGTTCAGGAAGCATCACAAGTGCAACCAAAGGTAGCCGCTAACGTGGTTACAAGTGAAAATTTAGCTGAATTTAACGCTAAAAGAATGGGTTTAGCTGATTCAAAGCCTAGCGAGGCTGCACCAGTTGCAGAGCCGCCAGAGGTTGATAATGGGCAGAGTGAACCAGTTGAAGCGTCAGAGGAAGCGACAACAACAGAGGATCGAAAACGAAATCCCAAGTTGGAGATTCGGTTTGAGAAGATAACCAAGCAACGTGAAGAAGCTAGGGAAGAAGCCCGTAAAGAGCGCGAAGCAAGGGAATCTTTGGAAGCCAAGGTTAGGGAACTGGAAAGCAGATCGCAGCCCCCAAAGGCTCAATCTTCTGAGGAACCCCGACCAGAGCAGTTCACTGATATGTACGAATATGCGAAAGCATTAACGGACTATAAAGTGGATCAGCGATTAAGTGAAGAAAAGCAAAAAGTAGAACAGGCAAAGATTGAAGCGCAGCGCCAAGAAGTGATTAACACTTGGACTAAGCGGGTTCAGTCTGCGAAATCTGAGATACCAGACTTTGAGGAAATGGTTGGATCGGCTGACGTTACTGTCAGCAACGAAATTCGTGATGCAATCTTTGAATCAGATGTCGGGCCTCAACTGTTGTACCATCTTGCTGAGAATCCCGAAATTGCGGAAAAACTGCAAGGCATGACACTCACAACCGCATTGAGGACTATTGGGAAATTGGAGGCACAGTTTGAAAAGACCGAGCCTCAGACAAAGACTGTTGTTGGTAGAAGTAAAGCACCAGCGCCGATTAATCCTATCAGGTCGGCGGCAAACGGCAGAGATGTACCCCTTACCAGCGATGGTAAATTTGAAGGGTCATATCAAGCCTATAAAGCCGCACGAATGGCAGGGCGAATCCGCTAAACCCATTCTTTTTAAGGAAATAAAATGAGCAATAACCTGCTTACCATCTCCATGATCACCAACGAAGCGTTGATGGTTTTGGAAAACGAATTGACTTTTACATCTGAAGTCGAGCGCAACTATGATGATCAGTTTTCTGTCAGTGGCGCGAAAATTGGTAATACCTTAAATGTACGCCGTCCTGGTCGTTTCATCGGTACTACTGGCCCAGCTTTGAACGTTGAAGACTTCAACGAGACAAGCGTTCCAGTGACCTTGAGCACTCAGTTTCACGTTGACACTCAGTTCACCACCGCTGACCTTACCTTGTCTCTTGACCAATTCTCTAATCGTGTGTTGAAGCCTGCTGTCGCAGCTGTTGCCAACAAGATCGATTTTGACGGTCTGACAATGGCTAAGAACAGCACCGCCAACATCGTTGGTACTGCTGGTACACCTCCCACATCTTTGCTCACCTACTTGACCGCTGGTGCTTACTTGGATTCAGAGGGCGCACCCCGTGATGGTC